GAAGTTATCGCTGGCGGCGATAGTTTTTGACTCGATTTTCATGGCGGTATATGTGCTCAATGAGACGTGGCCACTGGAACCGCTATTGTATGCCGGGCTTCGGCTGTGCCTGACATTTTTGAGCATGGCTGCGAGATTGATGCAGCAGAAAGAAACCGCTTCAGATTGTCCACGCCGCGCGGTGCGCAAATATATGGCACGCAGGCGAAGGCGATAATAGTTAACGAGAACCCCGGCAGCTGCCGGGGTTATTTTTGGTGGTTATTTAAACGGATTGATTGAATTATTAAACGTGATGATGCTTGTCTCACGCGGTGCCTGGACGTTAGCCGCTTGCGGAACCTCCTTAATTTTCTTGGTGACAGGCAAGTTGCGTGCGCCAACTTTGATCAGAGATTCGAAAAGTGTGGCAACGATTTTTGCATCACCAGGTTCTTTGAGGCGGAATGCGTCTTTTTGGGCGGCGGAGACGAAGATCGGGAGGTTATCCAGTTCGTCTTGCATTGCTGCCAGCACATCGTCGCGGATACCCGCTGTTTCCTCTAGCAAAGCGATCCGCGCTTCAGCATCTGCGATCTTGGCCATTGCTTCGAGGTGGCGGCCCTGGCTTTCGAGTAGTGCAGTTTCCAGTTCTGCCGTACGCTCTGTCGCCTCCACCATCATTTCCAGTTCAGCCATTTTGCCGTAATGGGATATAACGGCCTGCACTGACTCGTCGGAGTACCCATGCGCCGCCAGGGACTCTGCCAGTAAAGATTTAGAATCCGCGCTTTCAAACATTCCGGCGCTGGCAGGATGATCCAGACTGATATAGTTCGGCGTTGTCACATAATCCACACCATGGAAGCTGGTGGTTACAGCGATTTTCCCGGACTCACGCCCGCCAGTGGCCCAGCTCCAGCCACCAGCTCGGCTTTCGATCATCGCGGCGACAATTTTACCCGGCTCTGTGTTAAGAATTTCCTGTGTATGGGTAACGATGCCGTTGTCGTCAACAGATATAGCCACTGTGCGGCACGCTGGAACATTGTCGATTACGACCGGGCGACCTTCCACCATGATCACGCTGGTTTCTGGTACTTCCAGTTTGCCAGTCAGCTGTCGGCGACCGTGACCGTAATAGCCGAAAAGCTCACCAAGGCGTAAACCTTCCTGAGTTTCCTTGCTTTCAAGCATGGTCTTTACCGCGCTTAATACATACTGTCGCCCGTTCTGGCGACCTTTTCGAGCATTGCTATAGAGACAAAAGCGGTCAGTGACCGTTTTCAAAACATCAGTCATTATCGTTTCCCTCTTTAAAGACCGATTCAAGGATTTGCGCCAGTTCCTGTGGCGGTGTTTTGATGATGGAATCCATCAGGTGATCGTCGTCCTCGCTTTTCGCTTTCAGTTCGTTCACCAGTGCTTCAGAGATTTTTTCGTCAATCTCCAGCACATCGCTGAACAGGTAACGTTTGAATGCATCGGAATTGGCGAGTACGCTGTTATTGCTGACGGCATCGAGGATTTGCGTAACGATGGTGGCGTAGTTCGCCTGCGAGTCGCGGTTGTCGTTGTGCTCTTGTTGCAGAGCGGTATTAACGGAGTGGAATTCGATTTTGTACGGGCGATCACCTTCCGGGTATACCTTACCGTACTTGAAAGCAAGATGAATATCGATAGCCCGCTGAATGAACTCTTCTACGCCCTGCTGGATCCATGAGGCACGCATGGCGGCCTGAATTGCCGTGCGCAGGAATCCACCTTCACCAAGCCCGCCGGACATTTGATCTGCCCACCCCAGGAGGGTGTAATCGAGGCCAAGTGCTGCCGCCAGCTGGCGCATATAGGTGAGAATGTCTTCAATGCCGTTGATGTCAGCCTGGATGGTCTGAGTATCAATAGTCATCTGTCCCTTGCCGTCGCCCATAATAGGCAGCAGGGTATTGGTTACCGTAGGCATGTTATTCGCGCCGCGTGCGCGCTTTTCCATCAGGTCAGCAGCTCGTTTAAGCGTCTGAGTAATGGTGCGTGAATAATCGGCTGCTTTTACCGGATCCAGACTATTCATCGCTAGGCCGATGATTCGGTCAATTTTCGACGCGTTAAAACGCGTTGCCTTCAGTGAGCGGATCGCCGAACGCAGATTCATGTACGGCTCGTAGGCGTATTCGAGCAAGCTGGTCCCGTAATTCTGGGTTTCAATCGGTGTGCGCTCTTCCGGATTATCCAGCAGGCTGTAAGCCTTATGGCCAGTGTGCACAGGCATAAGGTTTGACTTAGGCCGCCAGTAGGGGATTTTCATAGGGATAATGGCCCACGGATCGGCGAAAACCATTTTCCCTGACGCGTCCTTCAGATAATCGCCGCTAAATCCCGCCAGGTTGCCGCTGACCTCGAACTCTTTGATGAAGCCCGGAAGGGTGTAATAGGAGCACTCAAAAGACGTGATCCCTATGCCTTCTTTGGCGTATGGCCTGACATAAGCCACCCCAAATACAGACATGATAAATGCCCACCCGGCGACCTCTTTGTTGATGGTTCGCCCGATGTCGTTCATCAGCTCGTCACACAACCCCTGCGCGGCGTCATAGTCACTATCGTTTCCGTTATGTACCGGCACGATAGAGAAGGTTTGTCCGGTCTTCTTATCGAAAGAGAGCGCGTGCGTAATATGGATGTTCAGCGCGGTGGCGATCGTGCTGTAAACCGCCATCTCTTCGAGTAGCGGATAGCGTTGCAAGCGGTCTTCCGGCAGTTGAACTTCATCAAAGATAAAGCGACTTCCGTCCACCAGCCCATCGCCAGCCATGCCACTATAGCCCGGTTTGCCGCCTAAGAAGCCGGACAGTTGTACCGGTGCCCCTGCGCGAGAAAACAAATACCCACTTCCGCCGTGCACAGCCAGCGCGGACAGGAGGATGTTGTCCCGTTCTCCGTTGTCTTTAAAAACCCCCGCCAGCGCCTTCCTGACCGAGGATAGCGTGATTTTATTGTCTGCCAAGATTGCACCTTAATTAGAATAATTCGCATCGTGTTTGAACGGAATTTAACACTAGTCACTTGTTAAGGATTACCAATGAACAAGCTATCTATGGGGGTGTTTCGCTGTTCAAGTGTCAGCGAAATATTGAAATACATTAGGGCAATAACATCTCACCGAGCGCCGATTAAATACGGCGTGGAAAAGGTGGAAGGCAAAAGCTATGACCGACTGCGCCGGGAGGCGAATCAGAAGGCGATAGATTTGCTTAATTCGCTGGTGGACGGCGCGACACTGACAGATGAACAGCGCCAGATCCTGGCTGGGTACACCGGTGAAGGCGGCATTGGCGGGTCCGTCTCCGAATATTACACACCAAAGCCGATCGCTGAAGGTGTCTGGGAGATCATGAAGCTCTACGGCGCGGACGTAGGTAACACTCTGGAACCATCGGCGGGAACCGGAGTTTTTAATGAGACAAAACCGGTTGGTACGGTGATGACCGCGACTGAGATCAGCAGTGTTTCCGGTCGTATAAACCAGTTGTTACACCCGGAAGACAGCGTACAGATTTCCCCGTTCGAACAGCTGGCTATAAGCACGCCTAACGATTCATTCGACCATGTTGTGGGTAACGTTCCGTTCGGCGGTCGTGATAACACACGCAACATCGATAAGCCTTACGCAGAAGAAACGGACATGGGTTCTTACTTCATGCTCCGCATGCTGGACAAGATAAAGCCAGGCGGATTCATGTGCGTGATTGTGCCGCCGTCCATTGTTTCAGGTTCAAACATGAAGCGGTTACGCCTGCGCTTATCCCGTAAAGCTGAATTTCTTGGCGCTCACCGCTTGCCTACCGGTACTTTTGACGCAAACGGGACCAGTACAGTCGTTGATGTGGTGCTGATGCGTAAACATCCGGCAGAGATGGCTGAGAAAATCCCCCTGGTGGATGAAGGCACTCTTGAATCGGCAAATGTGCTTTGGCCAACGTTTATTTCTGGCAAGTGGTTTGAAAAGGACGGTCGCCGGTTTGTTCATGGCACCCAGGAGAAGGGATTCCAGGGGCGTATTGAGGTTCGTGCCGACGGGCAGATTGATAACCAGGCTCTTAAAGCGAAGCTGATTCATCGTTTCGAAAGTCGTATCGACTGGTCTTTGCTCAATATGGCTGAACCGTCACCGACCGCAGACGTTGTTGATGAAGGGGAAATGCGCCTGATTAATGGCGTATGGCAAAAATATGCTGGTGGTCGCTGGATTGAATCTGATGCAGGGAAGGAGCTGAAGATTGATGTTGCCAGTTATGGCGCGGACAGCTGGGAGGCTCTTCAGCGTAACCTGACTACAACAGAAGGCCGTCTCGGTATGACATTTACCCAGATGGCAAATGTCCGCGATAAGTACACCACATCAATCAGCGACGATATGGTGCAGCTGGTGGACTGGATTAACAGCCAGCCTGAAAAATACCGTGAACGCTTGTATCGCGGGGCGATGATTGGCCGGATGTTAATTGAATATCAGGACATGAAGGCCGCCGGGCATAGTGCTGAACAAATCGAACAGCAGCGCCTTTCTCTGGTATCCCGTTTGCAGGCAGAGATTGACCGTTTTGGTAACCCCGGTCGCGGTCCGATAGCGAAATTATCGGGGAGCGGTGCGCGCGCCTGGTTTGCTTTCCGTGGTGCAATTAAGCTGGATGGCACTATTTCTGACGAGCTGACAGGAAAACTGGTTACGCATGATTCCAGCGCCAGTTATGACTCCACCAGCTATCAGGATACCCTGCGTTATCTCTACAGTGATCTCACTCGCGATCCAATCCAGCTCGATGATTTCCGCCTTGCGTTTACCGGCGAACTGCCAGCCAGTGATGACGAGTTGCTTAATTTATTGGCCAGCACCCCTGGCATTGCGGTTTCACCGTATGGCGGGATTGTTCCGTTTGCCCGCGCCACCAGCGGCGACATTAACGAGATAGTGGCTCCAAAACAGGAGTTCCTCGCCACGCTCCCCGACGGTCCAGTAAAGAACAACGTCCTTAATCAGCTGGCAGCGATCGAAGAGAAGCGCATCAAGACGCCAGCAGAGAATATCCGGTTTAAGCTCAATAGCCGTTGGTTCGACCGTTCCGTCATTCTGGAATTTTTGCAGGAAAACGGCTATCCGGATCTGCGCTATGTGCAGTCAGTGCAGCTGGAAGGCGACGAAATGGTTTCTGACACCTATCACGGTGGTGATGGTCTGTTCGTCGGGCACCGATACGGTGTCGTCCAGCGCAAGGATAAAGAAACAGGCGAGATCCGCTACGAGTGGGACCGTAAATCAGGTGAAAACGCGACCGGGTTCCCGGCACAGCTGGAAAAGTATCTCAATGGTGCGCGTATCGGTGGCAAAGATAGCGCGACGGCGAACGGCTACCGTGAGCAGATGGCACTGCTTGAGGATCAGTTCAATAAGTGGATCAAGACGCACGATCGTTACGATGAGCTGGTTGCAAAATACAACGATGTTTTCAATAGCAATATCCCGTATGAACACTCTGGCGATCCGCTTGGGTTGAAGGGATTAAGCGGTAAGCGCCAGCCATTTGATTACCAGAATAGCGAGGTGCGCCAACTGTCCGAAGATGGGCGCGGTATCCTGGGCTTCGGCACCGGGCTGGGTAAAACGACGACCGCGCTGGCGCTTGAGGCGTTCAACTATGAGAACGGTCGCTCCACCCGTACTGCTTATGTAGTGCCTAAATCAGTGCTGGAAAACTGGTATTACGAAGCAAAAGAGTTCCTGAGTGAAGAGGCATTCAGTAACTACCTGTTCGTCGGTCTTGATGTACTGATGGATGGCGATCAGATTCGCCAGGTGCCGGTGCTCGATGAGAACGGTAAACCTGTTCTTGGTACTGATGGCACTCCAGTTATGCGCGATGCTCTTAAGCTGGCAGATGAAGCCACTATCACGGCGCGGATGAACGCGATCCCGCACTCAAACTACCGTGCAGTCGTGTTTACCAAAGAACAATACGCCCGCATTCCGCTACGTGATGACACCGTAGATGAGCATGCACAGGATATGCTTTATGACTTCGTTGCCGCCGGGCGCGTAGCCAGCGCAATGGACTCCGACTCCCACCGCAAAGAGGCCGCGCGTCGCCGGGTATTGTCGGAGTATTCAGATACCGGTACCGAAAAAGCTGAGAAGTATCCGTACTTTGAGGATATGGGCTTCGATAGTGTGATCGCCGACGAAGGTCACAACTACCGCAATAGCTATAAAAATGGTCGCGAAGCGTCACAACTGGCCTATCTGCCCACCAGCGCAGTGGCGCAATCGGCGCGGGATATGGCAATTAAAAACGCGTACCTGATGAAAAAGAATGGCGGGCGCGGGCCGGTTCTCCTGACTGCAACGCCAGTCGTTAACACCCCGATCGATGCATACAACATGCTTTCTCATGTTCTGCCGAAGGAATACTGGCAGAAGATGGGGATCTACGGTCCTGATGACTTCGTTAAATTCTTCGGCAAGACCAGGCTGGAAACGGTACAGAAAATCAGCGGTGAAGTTGAAGAAAAAATGGCGCTGGTGGGCTTTGAAAACCTTGATGCGCTGCGCGGTATATTCCATCGCTGGGTAACGCTTAAAACGGCGGAAGACGTTAAGGATACCGTGGAGATCCCGGAGCTGGACGAACACCAGCAGGATGCACCACTTACTGAAGAACAACTGGCGGCGTATGAAGAATTGCGTCAGCAGGCGGAAGCGGCGGCCAAAGCCAACAATGGCGTAACAACCTCGGTCAATGAAGACGGCGTGATTGAGCACGAGAAAGCCCGTCCGATCTTCTCAATAATCAGGGATATGGACCGCGTATGTACTGACATGGACCTGTACTATCGCCGGATCACCTATCGTTTCCTGCCGGAGTACGCCGATGCGGTGCAGCAGCTGGCGGACAGTTTGCCTAAACAAGCCACCAGCGAAGACGACGACAGTGATGATTCAATCACGCAGCAATCGCAATACTCCCTGATAGATAAGGGCGAGTTTATTCAGTTGCAGGTTCCGGAAGCGTTCGAGCAGGAAGTGAATAAGCGCCTGGCCAGGTTTGGCATTGACGAACAGACCGTCACTCACCCCATTACGCCCAAATACGCGAAGCTGATTGCCACGCTGAAGGAGTTTTTCCCGGAAGGTAAGCAAATCATCTTCACCGATGAAAAAACGCAGCACCAGAAGCTCAAGCGCATTATCTGCAATGCTCTTAACCTTGAACCTTCAAAGGTGGGGATCCTGAATGCTCAGACGGTTGCCGAGGCAGGTAAAACCGGTAAGAAACTGAAAGCGGTTAAACCGCCGAAAGAGCTACCGGATGAACCAACAGATGCACAGATAGCGAAATACAACGAGCAAATGGCTCTGTATGACGCTTATATCGCGCAGCAAAATGAAATGTCGCTGGGCGGGCTGGAAAAGATTGCTGCCGACTTCCAGGAGGGCCGGACCCCGATCATCATCTGCAACAAAAAGGCAGAGGTGGGTATCAACCTGCATCGAGGAACGACTGACATCCATCATCTGACGTTGCCATGGACACCAGCCAGTATCGCACAGCGTAACGGTCGCGGTGCCCGAGTTGGCTCCAACCGTGCAAGCGTTCGCGTTCACTACTACTGCGGCAAGGGTTCTTTCGATGAATACCGACTGAAGACGCTTAAGCGTAAAGCAGGCTGGATCTCCGATATCCTCCGTTCAGATAAGTCAGAAATGGAGAACGCCGACGCCAACGATATGATCGAAATGCAGATGTATACCGCTAAGGATGATGGCGAACGTCTGGCAATGATGCAGGTTCAAATGGATAAGGCGAAAGCCGCGCAACGCGCTCGCCAGAAAGAACAGGCTACTATCGACCTTCAGAACTACATCAAGGCGCAGCACGCAGCTGGCGAGGATGTGGAGGTACTTACCGCTGAATTAGAGCGAAGCAAAGCGGAATTTGAAAAGAGCACCGACGAGGTAGCTAAATTCAAACAGGCGGTAATGGCCAAAGCAGCTGATAACGCAGACTGGAAGGCCCGCTGGGGGAGTGTCCATCACACAGACCGTATGTTGTTAGCACAGTATCGTGCGTCGTTGAAAAGCGCCATTCAGCGCAAGGCTAATATCTCTCAAGCCATTTCCCGCTATGAGAAATTATTGAACCGTACTCAGAAGGCCGCGACGGATATCAAACGCCTGCGCCCGCTGGTGGAGGATGCAATAAATAAAGGCATTCTGGATGTTGATCCTGATCTGGTTAACCATGCGAATGAGTTCCTTGTTATCGGCGATCGCTCATGGCGTGTAGGCCAATACTACGATTGTGCCGGTGATATCGTTCGCATTAAGTCGCTGGACTTCGACAGCCAGCGCGCAGACGTGGAGATCATCTTTACCTTCAAAGGCACCAAATCGGGTAACTGGGATGTGAAGACGCTGGATAAACAGGTAGATGTAACTCCCGATGAAGATGCTGTTATGCAGAAAATCAGTGGTGGCGTCTCCATCGCCGGGATTAATGACACCATTTCCTGTGACGATTTCTACCGTTTCCAGCAGCGCGGCATGATCAAAATCACTGACTCATACGGCGTTCAGACTACAGAGTCAGGCTATAGCATTGATTTTGTTGGTACCTATACGGACCCACTGAAGCATGCGGTTTACCCGGATCGCCGTGACGGCGCGCTGAAGTCGTCAATTGCAAAATGGGTGCTTGGTATGATGTCGGAAGGGAATAACCGACAGGTCCGTTTGGCCGAAGCATTCCTGGTTGAACTGTTTGGCTCCAATTATGGCGATGTAATCGCGTCATACGGAGATACGCTATCCCCTGAAGCAATTCAGGAGAAAATAGCGGATGCGATCGCCAGAATGCCGGAGAAAACAAGCCAGGGGGCTACTCGTAACGGGGATTCTGAACTTGAGGTCACCAATGCCATTTTCGGTACCCATGAGTTCCGGGCGTCAGATTATGAGATCACCACAGCACAGTTTGGCACCATTGGCATTTACAGCAATAAAAACGAGATCAAGCAGGCAATGGACGCAGCAAGCGCGCGCATTGCAGCAGAACGGAAAGCCAATCTGAATCATGCAGTCGCCGCGCTGACTCAATCGTGGGTAACAGCAATCAGGGAGGCCGCCACCACAGGGAAAATCACACCTGCAATAGCGGATGTCGTAAACGACGGCTCTAAATTTATGGATGCCTATCAAATGGATGCGGTGAAGTTGCCATCAGCCTATGGTCAACTCAGCTATCGCATGACCTACAACCTGGTATCAATGTTTTCCGACCTTGCCATCCTTGGGCTGGTGGATCTTAACGAGGTTACGCCGGAATTGCTCAGCATGCGCAAGAATCATGTGGAGATATTGCAGAGAATTAACACGGTTCTTGCCGGGCGCACCGATGAAGAGAAACAGGCCGACGCTGATCGGATAAACCTGGCCCTTGGCAACATCACGGAGGAAGAGATTGCCGCCAGAAACGAGAAACAAGAAGAGTTATCATCAATACAGGGTGATGCCACCAGCATAGCTCAGTCTCTAGGTCTGAATTATCGCGTATCCACCGCCGACCTGAAGATGATGTACGCACCAAAATTCGCCGCTGGCGAGGTATTTGGGCTTCAGGAAGCCTCAGGCATGAAAGGCGTTCTTTTCCGTGCGAAAGACGCAATCAAGGCGAAATTCGGCGCTCGCTGGCTGCCAGCGAAGGCGAAAAACAGCGATTTCCCGGGTAACTGGTGGATTATCGAGACAAAACACAACGTGGCGGACGTTCTGGCCGTCATCCAACAATACGCATAACAGGAGCGCCCGGTTCGCCGGGCGTCGCATAATATGGCCACACTATCTGATACAATAAAACCGAATAAAACATATCTTGAGGCGGTACTCCGTACAGCGTTGTTAGGAAAGACAGAAGACGAATACGTTGATTTCTTCCTGTCAGGGCTACGCGGGCGATTACTGAAAAATCCCCGCCTGTACCGCAGCTATGGCCCATACTGGCCGGAAATTAAAAAATTATTACTGGAGCGCGGTTATGGTAATTTCGGTCGTCTCGTTGACCGTGACGTTCGCAAAATTTACCGTTATGACCGACCGGCGCTGACGCTCATAGCTGCGACGCTCTACAGCCAGGAGCGTTTTGATAATGGTCAGATATACTCAGCCTGGCATTTACTGCCAGTGCCTGAAGAGGTTGACGACCAGGACTATGAGTTTGAGTCTTACGATTTGGAAGTTGAAGCCTTAGCACAGGCTGGAGAGAAAACTTGAAAAAGCGATACTACACAGTAAAGCATGGGACGCTACGAGCATTACAAGAGTTTGCTGATAAGCATAACGTTGAGGTGCGCAGGGAAGGGGGAAGTAAAGCTCTGCGCATGTACCGTCCGGACGGGAAATGGCGTACGGTCGTCGATTTCAAAACTAACAGCGTTCCCCAGGGCGTCCGCGACCGGGCATTCGAAGAATGGGAGCAGATCATCATAGATAACGCATTGCTCCTGAATGCTGATTGATTTCCTGTTAGGTCACTTTATTTTTTAGAGTGGCCTAAATTACTCTTAATGAGGATGTGATATGAATGTTTTTATTGATACAAATCTATATTTAGAATTTTACAGGATGGGTAAAGATAAACTAGATGAGCTGGATAAAGTATTTGCCTTACATCAATATGGTCGTTTAAAACTTTGGTTACCAGAGCTTTTAGTGAATGAGTTCTGGAGAAATCGTTCTAAAGTTCTCTCTGAAACCATAAAGGAAATAACAAAAGATTATAAGCCCGCGCTTCCCCAGATTTTTAGGCAACATGAAAAGCATTCACAATTTAATGATAAGGTTATAGAAGCAGGTAGGTTAAAGAATGAAATTATTACAGATATCCAGAAATTGTTTAAAGAGGAGGCTTTGGCTGCCGATATTGTAATTAAAAGGATTTTTGATGCAGCATCTAAAATAGAGGCTGATGATGAAACAATAGATAAGGGGAAACTTCGATTTGATCTTGGAAACCCGCCTGGCAAAAATAAATCATATGGTGACGCAGTTAATTGGGAATGTTTGCTAAAAGCGATACCAGACGGTGAGGATATATATATCAT